TTGCCGTTGTAACCGCCGCCTTGGTTGCCGTTGCCTTGGTTGTAACCGCCGCCTTGGTTGCCTTGGCCGCCGAATGCGCTCGCAGTATCGACGCCGCCGCCGCCAATGTTTAGGCGTTGAGCGTTGGCGCTTGCAATGATTTGGATCCCGTCTAACCCGGCGCTAATGCCTTTATTACCCGCGTTGTCGTAGTCGTAGCAGTGCGCTAAAACGTTAACTTTTTGGCCGTTGTAGATCATGTTCCCGTATTGCATCGGGTCGAGCAATTGGCCGTTTTCGTCGTATACGTCCGGCGCGCGTAACGTCGTTTTAAAGCTGATCACCAGCCAGCCGGGGAACAGGTCGTTAAACTCGCCCGGTTGAACTTGGCCGATCGGCATACGGCCGCCCGCCGGTAAATTGCCTTTGAACTTACTTTCACGTAAGCGCTTTTGCGCTAGTTGGTCGTAAAGAGGCAGATCAGGACATTGCGGTGGGAAAACAACTTTTAGCGTCCACTTAGGTTTCCCGGCGTTCGCGCCTTGTTGTTGCGTCTCGGGTTGCGTTACGCCGTCCCATACTACGATCCCGCCGTCTAGTCTCACATGATTTTCGTCGAATTGAGCCATTTTGGTTCCTTAATTTTCAGTTTTGCCGAACGCTTTCGCGCCGATCGTTTCGTTAGATTTTACAAGTTTAAGCGACGCGCTTTTCGTCGCCTTTTTGCGGATCACTTCTTCGAGATCCGGGAATTTGCCGATCGCTTGGGTCGGTGTGATCGGTTCGCACTTGTCGAAGTCCGCGCCGAGCATACGGCCAAGCTTGATCGCCGTTTTTGGGTCGTCCCACTTAAGGCGGCCCGGTTTACTTTCAAGACGCAGCGGGATCGAGGCGTCGCCGCCTTTCACTCGCTCAATGATTAGATCCTCAATTGCTGATCGTCTCGCTTTTGCCAAGCGCTCGGCCGTCTCTAATAAGGACAACTCGATCGCCAGCGCTTCGCCGTTCATTTCGTCCATTTCGGGCGGGTTTTTGGCGTGATCTAACAGTTTGTAAACGTGGTTTTTAACCGCCGGACAACGCCACAGCGCCGGGCAATGGTAACAGTGAGCGCCCGACGTTAGTGTCGGGTTGTTGTGCGCCTCGTACGCTTTCGCCGCCAGTTGGTTAGTATACCCTCGGAGGTCGGACAGTTTGCCGCGCCATGATTGCACCGGGCCGTCGTTCTGATAACAAAACGGTTGGACGACGCGCAGTTCGATCGTTATGTGTTGTTCGGCGTGCCCGTCGATCCCGTACTTGTTGATCAGCCCGGCGGCGTAGTTTACGAACTGTAAAGACAACGGCGAGACTTCGGCGTGCCCGTGCTTATAGTCCCATAGGACAATAAACCCGGCGTTAAGGTTGACGAGCGCCGCGTCTAAAGTGCCGTTATTGTTCGCGTCAATTTGAGGACATTCGATCGGGCACTCGACCAGAAGTTCGCCGCCACGCTCGGCGACTATGCGCTGAACGTCCGCCGCGTAAATGTTCGCGCCCTCGATCATTTCGTCGTCAATAATCAGCCCCGTTTCCGGGCACGTCTTACCGTGGAAAGACTCAGCGGGCGGCATCATGCCGAACGACTTAAGCGCGTTTAGCAGGGTTTCGCCGACCTTGTGCGCCGCCGTGCCCTCGACGGTGCGCGGGTGGTATCGGTCGAGTGCTTCGTTAAGCGCTACGACTGACCCGGAACAATTACCCCATATTGGGGCCGAACTCGGTCTGAAGTGCATGATCGTCGCCTTTTAAAGTGAAATAGTTTTTAAGTGCGCGTAAAGCTTCGCCACCGCTTCGGCTTCTTTAGGGCCGAACAGGTCGTTAATTTCCACGCCTACTTCACCATAAGCAGCGGTAACAAGTTTCTGATCGAGCGTTCCGGCGGCTTGGCGCTCGCTGATATATTCCATTAAATCGCCCGCGTTTTGTGGTACGTCGCCGCCCGCCTCCGGTGCCGTTTGCTCGGTCTTACCGCCGAACGCGCTCGCCGTGTCTACCGGGGCGCTTTCTTTCGGTTCGTCGCCGTCTAAGGGCATAGTCGCCGCATACCATTCATTATACGCGTTTTCATCGACGCCCGGCTTTTTCTTCCATTGGCCCTTATTGGCACCCGAAGCATAAAACGGCTTTTGTGATTTAGTGCTTACACAAAATTTTTCATTGTGCGGCGTGCCGTGTTCGTCGACCGGGGCGTCGTTAGCCGGTGCCGTTTCTTCGGTTTTAGCGCCGAACGCCGCCGCCGTGTTTACGGTTTCTTCGGCCAGTGTTTCGCCCGTGTCCGCGTCGCTAACCGTGACCTTTGACTCGCCGGTCTTTTCGATCACGTCGTGAACCTTTTCGATCAGGCTTTTCTCGGGAGGGTTCGAGCCGGGCGTGGTTTCGGTTTTAATTTTGGCCGGGATTTGTTGCGACTCGCCCGCGCCGTATTGGCTAAGAGCGGCACCGAGAGCGGCGGCTAGTTTTAAATTGCTTGCATCGAATTCGATTTTTAACATTGGTTTAAACCTCGTTGTTAATTTGTCTTTGTGTCAGTTGACGCCGCTAAGGTTAACTGTTAATTTGTCACCGTGTCAATAACGGAAAGACAAAAAATTATGAGTAAAGCTATTTTTATGATAGACCGAGCCAGCGGCCGGATCGTTATGCTTAACCGTCTAGGCGCTAATACGTTCAGCTATACGTTTTTAAGCGATTTTAGATACATTCGACTGACTCGCGTTATCGTCGAGGGCATCGACCCGGACGAAATAAGCGCGGTTAACTTGTACCACGCGGCCGCGATTATTCGGATCGGCGTTATGACGTCGCTAAATTGCCCGGAAGAAAAGATCGACGACGAGGTCGCCCGGCTTTTAGTCCAAACCGGCGCGCACTCGTTACGCGTGGAGGCTTAACGGTGTTACAACTTCGCGACTATCAAGAAAAGGTTTATCACAAAATTATTGACGCGTTCGGCCGTGTCCGGGTTGTTTTGGCCGTGGTGCCAACGGGCGGCGGTAAAACGGTTATATTTTCAAAACTGATCCACGACTGGCGCGACGGTTACACAATGGCCGTCGTACACCGAAAGGAAATTCTAGGGCAGATTAGTCTCGCGCTTGGCGCGCTTGAAGTTAAACACCGTATTCTCGCGCCGTCTTCAACGCTTCGCCGTATTCGTCGCCGCCACGTAAAGAAATACGGCCGATCGTGGATAGACGAGCGGGCACCGTGCGCCGTTGCCAGCGTCCAAACACTCGCGAGTAAAAGAGCAAGTACCGACCCGGAGATCAAGCGCTTTGTAAATCAGGTGCGTTTGGGCGTATTCGACGAGGGCCACCACTACACCGACGCGGGCCACTGGGGGCGCGCCGTTGATATGCTCGAAGCGTCTAAATTGCTTTTTGTTACTGCAACGCCGGAGCGCGCCGACGGTAAAGGCTTACACGTTGACGCTGATGGCTACGTCGAAGAAATGATCGAGGGGCCGAGCGTCGACTGGCTAATGGATCAGGGCTATTTGTGCCGTTACAAGTATTTTTGCCCCGAGTCAGATCTAGACGTTAGCGGGATCGCCGTTACCGCGTCGGGGGACTTTAACGCCAAGGCGCTAAGGGCGCGGATCGTCGACTCGAACCTAATCGGCGACGTGGTGCAACACTCGCAGCGCTTCGCGGCCGGGCTAAAAACGATCGTGTTTTCTACCGACGTTAAGACCGCCGAAGAACAGGCCGACGCGTATAACGCCGCCGGAATTACAGCTGCAGCGTTGAGCGGTGAAACCGACGACGCGGTACGCGATCAGGCCGTGGATGAATTCGAATTCTCGGAACTGGAAAAGCTCGTAAACGTGAACTTGTTCGACGAGGGCTTCGACGTACCCGGCGCGGTGTGTGCCGTTCATGCCCGCCCGACCGAATCGCTGGCGAAGTATATGCAGATTAACGGCCGGGTGTTTCGTCCCGTTTACGCCAAGGGCTACGACTTAAGCACGCGCGAGGGTCGGCTGGCCGCAATAGCGAACGGCCCTAAGCCGTACGCCGTGATCATCGACCCGGTGAAAAACTGGGAGCGCCACGGCTTGCCAGATTGGCCTCGCGCTTGGAATATTCACGGCCGTAAAGCTGGCGGCACCGGGCCGGGCGATACCATAGCGCAGCGCGTATGTATGGATTGCACGCAGCCTTACCCGGCTTATTTGTCGCCGTGCCCGTATTGCGGGGCGGATCATAAACCAGAGGGGCGCAGCACCCCGGCACAAGTCGACGGTGATCTGGCCGAACTTGACGTCGACGCGTTGCGCGCCCTTTTCGACAAACAGCAAGAGGCGGACATGAGCCGGGAAGACTTCGCGCGCGGGTTATTCGTCCCAAACAGCGAGGGTAAGATCGTCCCGCCGCCGTATCACGGCCGTTTAATCCGCAAGCATGAAGCCGCGAAGTACCGCCGCCTAGTTTTGCGGAATTTCGTCGCGTGGTGGGTGGGGATGCAACCCGCAGATCGCCCGCTCGCAGAAAAGCACAGACGTTTTTACCACCGTTTCGGGATCGACATTGCGACCGCTTTCACACTAGGCGAGCAAGAGACCGACCAACTAATTCAAACCATAAAAACTAAATTTACCAAGGATCTAAAACATGAACTATAACGAATGGGCCGCGCGCTTTCCCGAGGCCGCCGCGTCGCTAGAAAACGACGTCATAGTCGCCACCGACTCGCACCTAAGCACAACGCCCGGCGACAGTGAAGCCGCGAGACAGCAAGACATAAGGATCAGTATCGCCAGTCAGGGCGGCTTCGCGTGGCGGAACAACGTCGGCGCGACCAAGGCGAAAGAGCCGTGCCAGTGTCCCGCGTGCGGTTTCCGCTTCACACTCGAACGCCAGCCGATACGGTACGGAGTCGCCAACGAATCGGCGCAGCTTAACGAGCGTATGAAATCCAGCGACTTGATCCTCGCCATACCTCGCCTAATCACACCCGAAATGGTCGGCACCACGATCGCCCAATTCGGCAGCGTTGAGACAAAGCGGCGCGGGTGGCAGTTCAGCGGAAAAGACCAAGAGGCCGGACAGATGGCTTGGCTTTCACTAGTGGCAAAAATTGGCGGGTTCGCTCGCTTCGCGTCGGAGCCGTTCGAGTTATGATCATTCAAGGGGATTGCCGCGACGTTATGGCCGCGTTACCGGGCGAGTCTATCGATCTGACTGTCACAAGTCCGCCTTATGACGACCTAAGAAGTTATAAAGGTAATTCGGCGCTATGGTGCGCGGCGGCATGGCAAGAGGTTTTAAAAGAGTTGTACCGCTTAACTAAAAAAGGCGGCGTTGTGGTGTGGGTGGTTTCGGACGCCACGATCAACGGCAGCGAGACAGGAACCAGTTTTAGACAGGCGCTATACGCTAGGGAGATCGGTTTCAGATTACACGACACCATGATCTACCAGAAAAACTCGCTACCTAAAAACCACAACCGCTACGAGCAAGACTTCGAATATATGTTCGTTTTTAGTAAGGGAAAGCCGAAAACTTTTAACCCGATACGCGTGCCGACTAAATTCCCGGAGAAAGAAACGGCACGTCAAAATAGTTATTTTTCGGTCACTGACGAAGTGAAAAGAAGCGCGAGAAGTGGCAAGAAACGAAAGCCCGTGGGGACTGACAAAATAAAGGGTAATATCTGGTATTTCACCACGGGCAAAGGCCACTCGACCAAGTTCGACAAGGCATTTAAACACCCGGCCATATTCCCGGAAAAACTCGCCCGCGATCATGTTTTAAGTTGGTCTAATCCGGGCGATACGGTTTTTGATCCGTTCACGGGCAGCGGCACGACCGGCGCGATCAGCGTCTCGCTAGGCCGTAATTTTATAGGTGTAGAACTCGAACCCGAATATATTGCACTCGCAAACGAAAGGATCGCGTTAACTAATAAGAAAGGAGGGTCGCAGGTATGATCATTCATGGCGATTGCAAACACGTATTAAAGAACTTACCGGCGGAGTCGTTCGACGCTTTAGTCACTGATCCGCCTTACGGCTTCAATAAGCAGCCGGATCTCGCCGAGGTTTTCGGACATTGGATCAAGGGCGACGACTACGAGGCCACCGGCTCGGGTTTTATGGGTAAGACGTGGGACAGTTTCGTGCCCGGCCCGGCTACATGGCGCGAAGTGTTCCGCGTGCTTAAGCCCGGCGCGTACGGTGCCGTTTTTGCGGGCAGCCGTACCGCGTATTTAATGGCCGCCTCGTTGCGCTTGGCAGGGTTCGAGGTGGTCGATCAATTATTTTGGCTCTACGGTTCCGGGTTCCCGAAGTCGCTCGACGTATCTCAGGAAGTCGACAAGCTGGATGCGAAACAGCTTAAGAAAGAAAGCGCGTACCGTTGCACGGATTGGATCCGCGAGTTTTGCCCGTTAAGCAGCGGCCAGATCGATAAGTTCTTAGGCCGTAACGGCATGGGACGCCATTACCGGGACAAGGCACCCGGAGGCAAGCAGCCGGAGATCCCAACGCGCGCAGACCTTGAAAAGCTTCGACCGTTTTTTACTGCAGCGGTGCCTCAGTGGTTCGAAGACTTGGTAGACGTTCGCACATTCGAAAGTGAAAACCACAACAGCCGGGAAGTGATCGAGCGTTACAAGAAAGTTGCCGGGCTTAACGAGTGGCGGCAAAAGTACGGCGAACAAACAAGCGCCGGGAACCTTGGCTCGAGAACGGCGCCTCACTCAGACGAGGCGAAAGCGTGGCACGGCTACGGCACCGCGTTAAAACCCGGTTATGAGCCGATCATATTAGTGCGCAAGCCGACGACCTTAACCTACGCCGAAAACGTCGTCACGCACGGCACCGGCGCGCTGAATATAGACGGCAGCCGCAACGGTGAACGGTTCCCGGCCAACATACTGCACGACGGCGAGGCGTTCGCGGGTAAAGAATGGGAGCGTTATTTTTATTGTGCTAAGGCGTCAACCGCAGACCGGGACGACGGCCTTCAGCTATTCGAAAAGGTAAGCGCCGGAGACGCGACCGGGGGGCGTAAAGAGGGATCGGCCGGGTTGAACTCACCAAGAGCCGGAGCAGGGCGCAGAGACGGCGCACGCAACACACACCCGACCGTTAAGCCTACCGAGTTAATGAAATGGCTTTGCGGCCTGTTAGCGCGTCCGGGGGCGTCTATTTTGGATCCTTTTACCGGGTCGGGGTCAACGTGGCGCGGTGCCAAACTTAACAATCAAAAATTTGTAGGCGTAGAACTTAGCGCCGAATATATTCAGATCGCCAAGGCGAGAGCGGGAGCAATTAAGCCATGAAGAAAAGATTTAAACCAGAAGTAAGAAAAGAGCAGATCATCGACGCGGCGATCGGTATTGTCGAGGGCGACGGCTTCGCAGCGTTAGACCGTCAAACCGTCGCGCGCGTGGTAGGTGTGAGCGGCCAAACAATTAACCACTATTTCGGCACGCTTAAGCAGCTAGAACGCGCCGTAAAACGCGCCGCTATCGCTAAACCGTCGTATTCGGTTATTGCGCAGCTTATCGTTATGAAAGACACCACGGTCGAAAACTTAGACGAGGGCGTGAAGCGTAAAGCATTAGGGGGCTTTCTATGAACCCACGGCAAGCAACAGCGTATTTAAAAGGCATTAGAGCGGCGCGAACCTATGACATTCGGAGCGGCCAAAAACCGCCCGTGTGCCCGTACGAGCGGCAAAGCCTCGCGAACTATTGGCGGCGCGGTTACTCGGATTACTTCGAGCATTACGAGGACGCGATGCACTTTTTGAAACATGCGAACGGCGACTATTAGGTCGCCTTTTTTGTGTTTAGGTGTTGAACTAAACGTAACACAATGTTATATTCTAATCTCACTTAGCAAACAACGGAAACGCAAACATGAATACTTATTACGAAATTACAGGCCAGATCGACGGTGAAACCGAAGTGCTTTTTGGCTCTTTTGACAAAAGCGAGGTTGAGTACGAACTTAAGGCGGAGCGCGACGGGTGGAAAGACCAAGGCTATAAAAAGTTGACTAAGACCTCGCGCCAAGTTAACGAAACACCCGACCCGGAAGTATACGCGAACGGCGACAGCTTCAAAGCGGCCGTGTGTAAAGCGCTTAAGCATGAAGACGTAACGGTGAGCGTCGGCGACGTGAGCGAAATCGAATTCGACCTAGACGACTCGCGCGACATTGGCGACATTTTCGAAGCAATCGAAGCGACCGACGCCCCGATCGTTTCATTCTTCAAGCAAGGCGAGTTCGTCGGGTCAATGTCTGTAATGGTCGGCTACGGCGACGAGTCGATCAGCGATCACCACGTTAACGCTTTTATGAACGAGGTGTGCGCGTAATGAACTGGGTTAGTCGTGACATATATCGCCGTTACAATGCCGTTGTGGGCTTCTCGCCCGAGACGGCGCACTACCGAGCCAAGGCACGCGAGGCCGCCCTGCAGTTAGGCAACGCGCCCGGCGCGGCGCTTACTCTTACGTGTGACGTCGTAAAGCAAAACGAAGACGTTCACGCCGGGCTTGTTTTGTTGGCCGCAGCCGGAGCGATTAAAGAGGATTTAACGCCGGGCGGGGTTCCGCTGTATTACTGGGAGGCTCAAAAGGTATGACGTGTTCGGAATACTGCAAAACCGAGGCGGGCGTAACGCTCGCCAAGGTGCAAGAGATCAGCGGCCGCCACCGGGTAACGCTTGATCGGTGGTTTCGTAACGACCGCCAACTTTTCGACCTTGTGCTAGATGGCGTCAAACACCGTTTGGACAACGCCGATCAGGAAGATAAAAAATAGCGCGGCCGTTAAGTCGCGCACCCACTCGGGCACCCGTCGCGGTGCCTTTTTTATTAGCTTCTCAACCATTCGCCAACGCCCGGATCTTTTCTTCAACTATAAGACGCGGCCAGCCGGTAAAAACTTGCATAGTCGCCACTAGTTGCCCGTACCTCGGATCGTTCCAATTTCGCGCGCGTAGCGCTTCTTTTGCCATGTGCCTTAATTCAGCCCTTGTATATTTCGCCATGTTAGGACGCCTCACTCATTAATTTATTTACTTTCTTCATAACGCGAACCGGCACAAAAATCGCGTTTTCTATTTCTTCGCCGTTCGGTGCCTTTTGCAAGCAAATATCAACCGGCACGCCGCAGCGCTCGACGTGTTCTTCGTATATTTTGTTAAGTTCGGCCATTACCTCGGCCGTTTCTAAAAGCCTTTCCACTACTTCACCTTTTCGCAATCGGGTTCACTTGTCAACGTCTTGACGTCGAACAGGGACGGGCACCACGCGCCCCGGTCAAACTTAAGCACTACGCCGTCTTTTACTCGGTAGTAGTACGGCGCGCACCAATGAGTCGCCCCCTCGGGAGCGAAGCGACCAAAATCTAACTGCTTACTCATTTTGCAACGCCTCAACCGCTAGGCGCATAAATTCGGCCGCCTTAAGCATGTTCGCCGCCTTGATCGTTTGTAGGCGATCGTTACGCGTTAATACTTCTAAGTCCGGGGCTACGTTGTTGATCACTTCGATCGCGTCGGCGCGCGTCTTAGCGGCGTTATATCCGATAGTTTCGTCCTTGTCGTGGCGGGTGGTCGGGTA